ATCATTGAGAGTTTAACCACCAGCGCCAGTAGCGTTTGTCACCGCTAAAGGAACCTAGAGAACATCACCGCCCATCATTCTTGGGGAGTCCGTCATTTCCTACTCGCTCCTTACGTGATGGTACAGGGTCAGCGGGCTTACAAAGTATATCTTTTAATTCGGATGATAGTATCGCCCGAACACGGCGATTAATGAAGTAATAATCCATAAATGTCTGATGATCAATCGTTTGACGTTGATATCAGCAATACCACCTGCTGCCATAATTACGGCCATACGCTCTGAAAATCTATTCCAAGGAGAGTTAAATGCTATTGCAGCTGCGACATCTGCAGTTGTGTAGTTTGTAATCAATGCAGTAGTTAAAGCATTGATTGCGTCACTGAATATGCCCGCTTGCCCAACGTTCGTTAGGGCGGTCATCGTAGGCACCAAAAATGCCGATAACCCGAAATCATCTAAATGCGCGTTTTGCGCAATGGCCGTTGTTAACGTATAATAATTTTGACTTCTATTGGCCAGCATAGTAAAATTACCATCAATTGCTATGCAAAAACCAACCCTTGGAACACCTAGAGTCACACTGATATTGCCGCCATTTAATGACAAGCTAACTACATCATCACTATTAATTACCATATCATTAGCATCACCTGGGAAAACCACATTAGTCGCCGCCTCACCAGGTACTGTTGTAGCAGTCACACCAGCTATTGAAGTACCGAAAAAACTATCCGTAAAATATAATCTAGCATTTGTTACTTGCAAAATTGATGCCCATGGTGGTATTGGTATCTGCTGGTTTCCTTGCACCGCAGCCGCGGATCGTATACCAAACAATATCCTTCCTCGTTCAGCTACAAAGAAAGTATCATTTTGGACTGGTGGAGTTGCCAGCAATCCCATTCTAGCTATATTTCCAGTGCCACCAGCAACGGATCTGTATGCATCACATGGTTCGATTGGGGTGGTATATGGCGTGTCAGAGCCACGCATCACAGCCGACTGTCTAACTATCAATTTTGGATCCGGCGATGCTTGTAAAGCCGGATAGTTTATTTGCCTCAATACATCAGCATACGGCACTTGATTTCTTGACTTTATGTATGTCGCAATAAAGTCATCTGAAACTACCGGCTGTATATCAGACGAGAACCACTCTTTCTTAAGCATAAAACCACATCTATCAGTGGTAGACATAAATTCAATAAAATTATTAGACATATTTTGAAGTGGTACCTTCGGATCGGACATGTACCCAACCGTTGGTATTTGTAGTTGTGCCAACAAATTTGTTAATGCATTGGAATCGCCAGAAGCGAATCCGTTGAAAGTATCGTAAGTACATCGTCCTATATACTCCGAAATAGCTTCGAGTAAAGAACTTGTATCTAGCCACGCTTGACGGGACATGTCTCAGATCTCTCTCTTGCC